AGACGAGTTTGGAATTTCTGGCCGAAGCCAACGCTCTTTACGAGCAGGCGAAGGTTATCATCGCCAATCCGGAGGCGAGCGCCGAGGATAAGGCGAAAGTGAAGCCGATGCTGGAAGACGCAAGGGCGACACAGGAACGAGGGGCGCAGCTAAAGGAGATCGAGGAAGCTGTGAAGGTGTTGGGACCGGCGGCGCTGGCGGCACGGGAAAGCGGCAACGTCACGGACCTGCCGACGAGCTTCAAGGAGCTGCGCGAATTCTGGATGGCGGTGGCGATGGCGGGGAACATCAAGAACCGCGGGCCAATCGACCCACGCCTTTTCAACTGGAAGGGCGACGAGGGCGAGCAGGCGGTCGAGAAGAAGCACGGCGGGAAGACCGAATGGGAACAGAAGACGACGATGACCGGGAGCGTGGGGCAATTCGGCGGGTTCCTAATCCCAACGGAATTCCTGGCGCAACTGCAGGCGGTGACGCCGGAGAACAATCCGTGGCGGTCGCGGGCAACCGTGATCCCGATGCGGCGGCGGCAGATCAACATCCCGGTGCTGGACCAGACCGTGACCACGGCGGGGATCCCGCACTGGTTCGGCGGGATCCAGGCGTACTGGACGGAGGAGGGCGGATCGAAGACGCAGGCGGACGCGAAGTTCCGGCAGATCGAGCTGGTAGCTCACAAGCTGATCTGCTACACCCGCTCGACGGACGAACTGCTGGATGACAGCGCAATCGGGCTGGACGCGTTCCTGCGCGGGCCGCTGGGTTTCAGCGGGGCGATCAACTGGCACGAGGAATACGCGTTCCTGCGTGGGTCCGGAGCGGGGCAGCCGCTAGGCGTGGTGAACGCCGGGGCAACGATCAGCGTGGCGGCGACGGCGAACCCACCGGCGCCAGGAACCATCTATACCGACCTGGTGAACATGCTGGAGAACTTCCTGCCATCCGGACGGGGCGTTTGGTTCATCAGCCAGCGGCACATGAGCGACCTGCTGACGATGAACGGCCCGGCGGCCAACCCATTCTATCTATGGGGCAATGCGGTGCAGGGACAGCCGAACACATTGCTCGGCTGGCCGGTGATCTGGACCGAGAAGCTGCCGGCGCCGGGAAGCGCAGGATCGATCCTGCTGGCGGACCCGAGGTATTACCTGATCGGGGACCGGCAGGCAACGACAATCGATTCCACCAACGTGGAGCGGTTCCAATACGACGAGACGTCGTGGCGGGCGGTACACCGGGTCGACGGGCAGCCGTGGCTGAGCACGCCGATCACACTGGCGGATGGGACGGCGCAGGTGAGCCCGTTCGTGATTTTGGGCGCCAAGAGCACGTAATGATCGATAAAGGGGCGCAGCATCGCTGCGCCCCTACAGAAGGTGGAGGTTGAGAGATGTATACGGCAAGATTTTCGGAACAGGCGGCTTACCTGGGCGGGATCAACCCGGCCAGCTACAGCGCGGAACAGAACTCGGGCTACGTGAGCCTGGCGAACTATCACCGGACGGTGATCATCATCCACGCGGGTGTGCTGGGGCAAGACGTGGACGTGGACGTGGAGGCAGCCCAGGACACGAGCGGGACGGGTCCGGGAAGCTTCAACAGTGCGGGGAAGGACATCACACTGACGGCAACGACCGACAACAACACGGTCAGCGTGATCGAGATCCGGACGGACGAGCTGGACATCGCGGGCGGGGATGACTGCATCAACCTGGAGATGACGCCAGCAGGCGCGAGTTCGATCTTTGGGGCGCAGATCTGGGGCTTCGAGCCCCGATATGCGCCGGCGGCGACGACGAACCTGGACAGCGTGACGGATTAGGAAGGGATCAGGAACTCAGGCAATCAGGCGCTTGGGCACCAGATAATTGGGTGACCGGGTGACTGAGAAATTGAGTGACTGACGTTGAAACAATGAGTAGGGGCGGGGAATGCCCGCCCCTACGGAGGCAGAGGATGTGGATCCAGTTGACGAGCATTCAGCAGATCGAAACGGCGGGGGCGCCGAGGCGGTATTTGCCGGGGGACTGGGTGGAGGTGGGAAAGCAATTTGGACAACTGCTGATCTCGCAGGGAAATGCGATCATGCCGGGGACGAGCCGGGATACGCCGATCATGGCGCTGCCGGGGTGCGGGATGATCACACCGGAGGGGCAATTGGAGCGGACGAGGAAATTGGTAAAGGGGATCGAGATGATCGAGGGGAAGCCGGAGGTGAGGTTCGAGCGGACGGTGATCTACGACCCGGAGGCGCCGGTCAGCTCGATGCTGTTCACGGTGGGGCTGAACCTGCTGGAGCAGTGGGAGATGGCGGTCCCGCTGTACGATTATAAAATGCTGGCGGCGGGGCTGGGGAGCGACGAGGAGCGGGAGGAGACGAAGCGGGTGGTGCGGGACCTGCGGGCGCCGGTGTACGACGTGCGGCTGATCTTTGCGAGGAAGGGGACGGAGGCGGAGCGGGTGATCGAACTGTGGAACCGGGATGCGGGAGAGTGCGGGACAGGAAATCCCGAGCGGAAGCTGGCATTTCTGAGGGCATTGTATACGGTAAAGCCGCTGATCCTGGCGCTGCCGGCGACGTGGACGGGATGGAATTATGCCAGGTAGGAAGGGATCAGGGATCAGTTCAAGGGGCGTGATGGTGATCGGGATCGGGGAAAGGGCGAGGGAGGAGGCGCGCTTGTGCGAGGAGGCGCTGGGGAGGAGCAACCCGGGGCTGGAGGTGGAAATTATAGATGAGCAGATTGGAATGTTGGAAGGTTCGGCGAAGGACATGCCATCGAACGTTGGAAGGTTCGAACGTTGGAACGTTGGAACGTTGGAAGGTTCGGCGAAGGACATGCCATCGAACGTTGGAAGGTTCGAACGTTCGAACGTTGGAACGTTGGAAGGTTCGGCGAAGGATATGCCGTTGAATATTGGAAAGTTAGCAAGGCGGGCGAAGGTGAGGCTGGACGAGCTGTCGCCGTTCGAGCTGACGTTATACCTGGATGCGGATACGCGGGCGCAGGGGGACCTGGCGGCGGGGTTCGAGATGCTGGAGGACGGGTGGGACCTGGTGATCTGCGCGAGCGAGCACCAGGGGGAGGAATGTATGTGGCACGTGGGGGAGGGGGAGCGGCGGGCGACGCTGGAGGAGCTGGGTTACGAGCCGATGCAGCTGCAGGCGGGGATGTTCTTTTTCAGAAAGTCGGAGGGGATGAGGAGGCTGTTCGAGGCGTGGCGGGAGGAGTGGGGACGGTGGATGGACCAGGACCAGGCGGCGCTGCTGCGGGCGCTGGCGAGGGCGCCGATGAGGACGTGGATTCTGGGGCGGCCGTGGAACGGGGGGGCGGTTGTGCAGCATTTATATGGGAGATGCAGGTAAGAGCTTTGGAATACGGAAAAACATTGGACACGGATGAACACAGATGAACACGGATATTTTTGAAGGAAAAGCATGAGATGGAACAATTAGATTTCAGCCGGATTGCAGATCTGAGGATCAAACGGATAAACGATGCGATGGGAGGGATCGAACGGCTGGACTATGAGTGGAATGGTCCGCCCGAGGTGTTAATTTCTCATGAGCTTCTGTCGGAATTGGGGACGGAACGGATGGAAAAAACCATCCAATTGGGACCATACCGACTGGCGCTGATGGATGATTATCCCAGGAGGGGGATGAGCCATTATGTGCGGATGGATTATCCACTATGGCGGCTGCGGATTTTCGGGCATCGAGGTTTGAAGTGGCTCGAGGGCATTTATCGACGATCAGTCCTGAAACTGGCAATGTGGAATCTGGCAAAGGTGCATGAGGGGATGGAGCCGAGCTGGAGAGATATCCGCGGGATGCCGAGAATGAAATATTTGAGCGCAAGCAAGGATGGCGCTTATGTCGATGCCTGGCTGAATGGGCGAAAGGTATCCCAATGGACACACACGGCCTTCGTGCCGGAAAAGGCCGGGCAGTGGTGGCTCGGTTATGTCGATATGTACAGGACCGATAAGGAAGGCAATTTTGAGGTAGATCCGATATTGGATTTCATCTTATCTGACCGGCATCATGGATTCGTGAAGTGGGAATCATGCGCGTAAACATCGTGTGGCCGACGCCGGAGGGCGACAGGATTTTGGACCGGCTGGCGAGGACGCTGGGGGAGCAGACGGGGTGGTCGATATCGCCGCGGCCGGCGGAGGGGGTGGACCTGAATTACGACATGTGCTACATCGACCTGGCGCAGCGGTTCACGGACTGGCGGAAGACGCCCTGGGCGGCGTATTTTTCGCATTTCGAGGGGGAGACACCATATAAGAAATTCTGGTGGGAGACGGCGGCGCCGCTGTGCAAGCTGCAGACGGTGACGGCGGCGCAATACGGGGGGATGCTGAGAAACCCGGTGAGGATCATCCCGCCGGTGGACCCGGTATTTCAGATCATGGAGCGTAAGGTAAACATTATCCCGGTGATCGGGGTATCGGGGTTCGTGGACCGGAAGAGCGGGAGGAAGGGGGTGGGGCTGGCGGCCAGGCTGGCGGGGGACCTGGAGGGTGAGGCGGAGATGGCGGCGAGCGGGGACGGGTGGCCGCTGCGGCACGTGAACCGGAGCTGGGAGGGGATGGTCGATTTCTATAATTCGCTGGATTTATTTATTTGCACGAGCCTGGTGGAAGGGATCCCGATGCCGCCGCTGGAGGCGCTGGCGTGCGGGATCCCGGTGGTGATCCCGAGGGGGGTGGGGATGCTGGATGAGCTGACCCTCACCCTAAAGGGAGAGGGAGAGGGGAAAGGGATCTGGCGGTATGAGGCGGGGAATTACGAGGAGCTGAAGAAGGCGGTGATGGGAGCGCTGGAGGTGATTGCTTCGCAAAGGGCGGCGCAGGAGTCGCCGACGCTCGCAATGACGAGGATGAGGGAGGAGCTGAGGGGGTGCGTGGCGGGGTACACGCCGGAGGCGTACGCGAGGAGTCACGTGGAGGGGTTTGAGAGGTTTGGAGGGGGACCGTCGACGGGAGGACGGGCGACGGTGGACGATGGACGGGCGACGATGGACGATGGATCGTCGACGATGGACGATGGACGGGCGACGGTGGACGATGGATGGGATGAAGAAGAGGAGGATGGAGGGGGGATGCCGACAGGAGGTCGGGCGGGGAAGGCGAGGAGTGGGAGGAAGCTGGCGGGGCGGATGGGGGCTGGGCGGACGGGAATGTCCGGGCGGCCGGGAATGGCGGGGGGGGAGGAGATGGCGGGGGAGAGGGCGGCGGCAAGAGGGAATGGAGCGGCCGTGGCGAATGGGGATGAATACAAGCTGACGCACGACAGGCACGGGCAGCGCGGGGTCTATTACGTGGCATACGGGGAGCCGGCGCTGCGGTGCGCGGAGGGGGCGATCGGTAGTTTCAAGCAGTTCTTCCCGGAGATCCCGGTGGCAGTGGTGAGCGAAACGCCGAACCGCGACCTGCAGCACTACCGAGAGTTAAAGGAGGCGGATTTCAAGCGCCTGGCCGAGCTGTTCGGACGGGTGGTCGAGCTGGCGGACGTGTTCATCGAGCACGAGGACGAGGACATCGGGGGGCGGGCGGCGAAGGTGATGATCGATAAGCTGGCGCCGAAGGAGTGGACGTACATCAGTTACCTGGACGTGGACACGGAGGTGATCGCGGCGGAGACGTTTCTGTGGAACGTGGTGGAGGACGGGTGGGACATGGCGATCTGCAAGAACCCGAGCCGGTTCCACGTGATATCGCAGATGAAGCGGAGCGACAATGGGGACGAGTGCGATTACACGTTCAGGCTGCTGGGGACGGACCAGCTGATCCAATTGAACGGCGGGGTTTTCTGCTACCAGCGGAACCCGAGGACGAGGGCGTTTTTCCAGCGGTGGGAGGCGGAGTGGCGGCGGTACGGGAAGCGGGACCAGGCGGCGCTGCTGCGGGCGCTATTTGCGAACCCGATCAAGCTGTACGTGCTGGGGAACGAGTGGAACACGATCACCAGGTACGATGGGTCGGAGACGGCGGCGTGGCTGCTGCACTATCCGATGACGGCGAGAAGATGGAGAGGGATGGTGCACTACCGGCTGGATGATCCGCAGGCATGGAAGGCAGTGAGGGAGTTCGAGAAGACATTGGAAGGAAAGGGTTAAAGATTTAAACACGAAGGACACGAAGTTTTTTTAAGTTAAAAGCGAAAACTTTGGACGCGGATGGCCGACAGGAAGTCGAACGCAGATGAACGCCGACAGGAAGTCGGACGGATAAAAACGGATTTTATTTTTAGGGAAAAACTTGGAGATTATTATGAGCGAGGAAAAGCCGTATGACAGCACGCAGGACGTGATGGAACACAAGGAGCGGGTCGAATATTGGGTGCGCAATTTCACTACTTTGTTGCAAAGGCGAGCCGAAAGCCATGATAATAGCAAACTGGGCGGCTTCGAGAAGGCCACATTTGATCTGTGGGTTCCCAACCTGAAACGCGTGGAGTTCGGCAGCGATGAATACAAAAAAGCCCTGGGAGAAATGGGAGTAGGCCTGGAACACCATTACGCCGAAAATCGCCACCACCCTGAGCATTACGAGAACGGCATCAATGGCATGACGTTGACTGACCTGGTGGAGATGGTCTGCGACTGGATGGCGGCGGCGCAGGCTAAAGGCAATTTTATCGATCTGGATTACCTTGCGAAGCGATTTGGGATTTCCGAACAATTGATAGATATTTTCGCCAATACCTTGCGTGAGGACGACATTTGGAATGAGATCAACGGCGTGCCAACGGTGCACTTTTGCCCACCTAACAGGCAGGAGGGGCATGTGGAAGGATTCGAGAGAACAAGTCATGATTGAAGTGGAGACGGCGGTGCAATTGGCCATCGAATTAGGTTCCAATCTATACAATCGCAAAGCCAATTGTCCGGACGACCAACGCGATGCAGAATTGCGGTTTCTGTATTGTCTGGCCGACATCGCTCCGGATGGCCCAGCCATGGAAGCCGGCGTCAAACGCGGCGGATCATTGGCCTGTTGGAGTTGCGCCCGGGCTGGTCGTGGCCAGATATACGCGGTTGACAATTGGTCCAGCCGGACCGAAAGCGCTTTTCGCAGGAATGTGGAGCAGCACCAAATCCCGGTCCAGATCATCACCGCCAATTCGTGGGAGGCGGCCGCCATGATCGAAGGGCGGATGGCGTTCGTATTCATCGATTCCGATCATGCGATGCCGGTTTGGAAGGATACCCAGGTTTGGCCGTCAAAGATGCTACCGGGCGGGATTTTGGCGTTTCATGATTATGGAGTATGGAAGCCAACGGTGGAGGTGAAACGAGCAGTAGATAGCTGGCAGGCGCGTGATCAATGGATTAGATTGGGCCAGATCGGGTCCACCATTGCGTTCCGGAGGCCGAATGGACGTTGACGAGGCGGTGGGAGTGGCACGGAGCTTCAAGGGGGCATTGATCCACAGGGAGGGGCTGGTGCAGCTATGCAAGATGGCGCGGATGGCGCCGCCCGGAGTGGGAGTTGAGATCGGGGTGTATCGAGGGGCGTCGCTGATCGCCTGGTCGCTGGCCAGGGCGGGGATGGGGGAGGCGATCGGGGTGGACGACTGGTCGTACCCGGACCCGCCGAACCTGAAGGGGCACGCGGAGGGGAACATCGCCAGGTCGGGGTGCGGGGCGGCGCTCTACGACATGACGAGCGAGGAGGCGGCGAGGGTGATCGTGGGGCCGCTGGCGTTCGTGCACATCGATGCGGACCACAGGCTGGATGCGGTGCGGCGGGACATCGAGCTGTGGACGCCGAAGGTGATGCGAGGCGGGGTGGTCGCGTTCCACGATTATGGGCGGAGGCGGGACGACGTGCAGGTGCAGCAAGCGGTGGACGAGTGGCAACAGCGCGAGCCGTGGGAATGCCTGGGCGAGGCGCTGACGGAGATCGGGTTCAGGAAGCGATGAGAAGCGAGATTGCTTCGCAAAAGGCGGCGCAGGAGTCGCCGACGCTCGCAATGACGAGAGAGAAAATGAAATCTTTGAGAGTTTTGTTAATCCACAGGGATAACTGCAATTATCGAAACTTGACGGGGTGGTGGTCGTACCCGACGGCGGAGTTCACGTGGGAGGCGATGAAGGTGAAGGAGGCCGGGTTCGAAGCGAGGGTGGAACGAGGGAAGTACGACCTGGCAGTGATGGACGACTGGATCTTCGGGACGGTGGAGAAGCAAGGCACGCCGCTGGCTTACGTCGTCGTGGATTCGGCCAGGTCGGCGGGGCAGCTCTGCCGCAACCAGGGGCAGGCGGCGCAGGCAGATCTGATCTTGGTCGATTCGGACGAGCTGTGGAAGTTCAAGCTGGGGAAGGCGGCAAGAAGGTTCGCGTACGCGGTGAACGAGAAGTTGTATTATCCGCGGACGAAGGAATACGACGTGGCGTTCCTGTGCTGGCCGACGGAGGCGAGGCGGGCGGTTTGCGAGCAGGCGCGGGAGATCTGCGGGCGGCACGGGTGGTCGTTCCTGACGGGGACATACGTGAATTATTGGGATTACGCGGCGGCGATCGGGAGCGCCAGGGTGGTGGTGCACAAGGCGCACGTGGAGAAGGCGCGGTCGTGGCGGGTTTTCGACGTGATGGCGTCGGGCGGGTGTCTGCTGTCGTCGCCGCTGCCGAGGGTGGAGGGGGATGGGATCGAGGAGGGGGTGCATTATGCAGTGTATCAGGATGGGGAGGGGATGGAGGAGGAGCTGGAGAGGCTATTGGGGGTAGACGATGGACGGCGGCAAAGTACGCCGCTTTGGACGATTGACAATCGGTGCGAGGGGTTGTTCGATCGGAGGGGGTGGGCGAGGATGGCGAGGCGGGGGTACGAGCTGGTGATGGAGCGGCACACGTGGAAGGTGAGGGCGAGGGAATTGAGGGAGATCATCCATGAGGAGCTGGGGATATGATCGATATCCTTCGACTGTGCAGGGACAAGCTAACAGCTTGTCCTACGGGGGAGGGGATATGATCGATATCCTTCGACTGTGCAGGGACAAGCTAACAGCTTGTCCTACGGGGGAGGGGAGATGATTATTTGGTTATTCTGTTTGTTTGGGAACGAGGAGCGGCTGATGCCGTATTTCCTGCGGCATTACGCGGGGGAGGCGGACAGGCTGTTCATGCTGGACGGGGGGAGCAGGGACGGGAGCAGGGAGCTGATCAAGGCATGCCCGAAGGCGACGGTGGAGGCAAGTCCGTTTGCGGAGGGCGGTTACGACGAGCAGAAGTTCGTGGATTATCTTTCCGAGAGATGCTGGGCGGCGAGGAATAAGGCGGACTTAGTGATGGTGGTGGACGCGGACGAGTTTTTGTATGATCCGAGGGGGTTGCGAGCGGCGCTGAGCGATTACGGCAGGCACGGGATCCGGACGGTGAAGATGCAGGGATATCAGATGGCGGCGGAGGTGTTCCCGGAGGATAATGGGCAGCGATTGACGGAGCTGGTATGGCTGGGGGTGCGGGATGAGGAGTACGACAAGGTAGCGGCGTTCGATCCGGGGATCGAGGTGGAGTGGTCGCCGGGGAGGCACAACTGCCGGACGAACGTGGAAATCGCATCGACGGGGATGAAGCTGCTGCACTACCGGTATTTCGGGGAGGAGTGGCTGAGGGAGAGGAACGCGGGGAATTTCGCCAGGCGGAGCGAGGCGGATGCGGCGGCGGGGCGCGGGTTTCACTGCGGGCCGGAGCACGCGGGGAAGTACAGCCCGGAATGGTGGAAGCAGGCGGCGCTGCGGGCGGAGGCGGTAGTCGGATGAAGATCGGCGAGACGGGGATCTGGCTGAACGCGAACGCGAGCGATCACCGCTGCGACGTGGGACTGGCGGCGGCGATCGGGGAATTTTTGAGGGAGGAGACCCTCACCCGGCGGCAAAGTACGCTGCTTTCCCTCTCCCTGGAAGGGAGAGGGGGTGGAGTCGCCGTGGTGGACATCGGGTGCGGGGCGGGGGGGTACGTGCGGGCGCTGCGGGGGATGGGGATCGCGTGCGACGGGTACGACGGGGCGCCGAACACGGAGGCGCTGACGGGCGGGCTGTGCGGGGTGCTGGATTTTGCGCTGCGGGTAAAGCTGGCATGCCGGTACGATTGGGCGCTGAGCCTGGAGGTGGGCGAGCACATCCCCAAGGCGCTCGAGCACAATTTCGTGCGGAACCTGCACAGGAACAACCGGCGAGGGATCATCCTGAGCTGGGCGGTTCCGGGGCAGGGGGGCGTGGGGCACGTGAACGAGCGGAGCAACGAGCACATCAAGGGAATCTTCGAGTGGATGGGATACAGGAACAATCTGGAGGCGGAGGGCAGGCTGCGGGCGGCGGTGACGGACTGCTGGTGGCTGCGGGATACGGTGATGGTGTTCGAGAGCCCGGAGTGGATGGCGAAGAATGTTGAATTTTGAAACGGCGGCAAAGTACGCCGCTTGGGAACGTTGGAACGGCGGCAAAGTACGCCGCTTGGGAACGTTTAAACGTTCAAACGTTTTGCGGACGCCGGGCCAGAGATTACGGCGGCTGATTGAGCGCGCCGGGCTGATGCGGTTCGCTTCGGTCATCTTCCAACCGGGGAGCCAGTATTACGATTTGAGCGGGGTCGTGCAGGCGGCGAGGCAACCGGCGGTCAGCGGCCCGACGACATTGGTTTACTGCACATTTACCGCGAATAATGGGACTACGCTCAATCTCTATCCCTGGCCTGCCGGAGATGTGAGGCCTGGAACGAACCAATGGGCAGCCAGATTGCAAGCTAATGCGGCGGTGAATGGGAACAAAATGCAGAATACCGCTCTCGGCTTCAAGGATGACGGGATCATCACCACGGCTGGAAATGGGATTTTTTGGGCGGATTATGTTTCCGCTACCAGGCCAGCTGTAGGATCGTGGTCAGAGACTGCCTATTATTATTTTCGCTTTACATCAGCTGCTAATTATTGGGTAGTTGATTTATCACGTGGAAGTGCAGGCCCTACCGTATGGAATCTGCGTTTGATGGAGAACGGCTTGACCCAAAGAGCAAGCACTACTCTTGCCGCCACAGATAACACACTGTATCAAGTGAAGATTGTGCTGAGTGCAACAAGCTTCGAATGTTTTGTGAATGGCGTCTCAAAATTGACCTATGCCAGTATTGACGACGCTACAGCCACCATCGCAGGGCTAGGGCTGAATTTTGCTACGACCGCTCCGGTGGCCTTCCCAACCTGGGATGAGTTCAAGGTGACAACGCTGACATGAAGATACGTGTTCTTACTCCATCTGTTGGGATAAAGGTAGCGGACGATCCAAACCGTCCATTGCTAGCTGATTTCCTCTCCAATTACACGGATTGGAACAATCTGACCGACGTTACCGCCCAACCAGAGGGTCACCGCTCGGGTTCAAACCCATACGTGGTGGAAGTGGATTGTGGCGCGGGTGTGTTGGCGGCTATCGAGTCTGACAGCCGCTTTGCGGTAATCCAGCATGAGATGGACAAAGATAAATTGTTATCGGCGGTCGAGGCCACCAACCTGAGAACGTGGATGGAGGGCCACGGCATTCCGGCTGAAAATGCGGGCGTACTGGTCGTGGAAAACAGGACACGCGAGCAGGTTGGAAACGATCTCCGTTATTGGTTGAAAGACCGCCCGACGATTGCAGCGCCCGAAGGCGTTGCGTTTTACACCACATTCAGGGGGCTTGATGGAACTACACTGAGGGACTGCATCCCGGAAATAAGATCTGCAGGCGCAATCTGGAACAGCTACCGGTCTTTTATCTACTCGAATCGCTACCTTCCTGTCATCGCAGGGGGGGTTGGGGAGTCTTACGGCTATATAAATCCAGGCGTTGCTCCGGCGCATATCAAGGTAGATTTCATCTCAGGCACCCGGCCGGCAGCAGGGACGTGGGGGGAATATTTTTACATCTACTTCCGCGGAGTAAACTGGACAAACAGCTATTTTCGATGCAGGGTCGGCAGATCGTCAGGAAATCTGACCTTATATAACATGATTCTCTACAAAGAGGTGGGCGGCGAGACCGTACTTTCTCAAAATAACATGATGACCGGCATCCAGGACAACACGAAATACACCTTCGAGATCAAGTCATCTGGAGCCTCAATCAAGGTTTACTGGCAAGGGGAATTGATCATCGACGTGGAGGATGCAACCAATCAGAACGCTACCTCGGTCGGGATCGGTACAGTGAACGGCTTGACCGCACCTAAAAAGCAACTTGAAGTCGAAACGTTTGCGGTTTACTCATTGCCAGCAGCGGCGCAAACAGGAGGAGCACGATGACGGCGACGGTTTACAAACTCAGCAATAATCCAATCAAGGCGGCGGCATTCACGTTCGACGCCTGTCTATTTTCGCAGGCCGATACCAAACTGGTCAAGACCGATCCGACGCTGGCGGCGGGCGACATCGTGATCTATAAGGACGGAGTTCTGGACGGCAATATCGACAGCCTGCCGGCGGACATTGGATCGAGCGGGATCATCCCATTTGCGCTGAGCGCTGATGAGATGGACGCAGACCGTTTAGTAATTTGGTGCCATGACGTTGCCGGGGCTGAATGGTGCGATGCAATTTTTACACTGAGCACGGTCCAGGCGGTGGTTGTGGCGGCGGCGGGCGATGCGATGGACTTGATCGACGAGGCGGTGGACGCCGGGGCGGTCAAAGCGGATGCGGTGACGGAGATCCAGGGCGGGCTGGCGACGGGAGCGGAGATCGCGGCGCTGAACGATCTTTCGGCGGCGGCGGTGACGGCGGCGGTCCCGACGGCTCTGCAGATTGCGACGCAGACGGATACGACGCTAAGCGCAGCGCACGGGAGCGGAAGCTGGGGATCAGCGAGCGGGAGCGGGGCGGAGACGTTCGTGTATACGGTCACGGACGACGATACCGGGCTGCCGATCGGGCAGACGCTGGTGTGGGTGACGACGGACGAGGAGGGGAACAACATCATCGGGAGCGGGTACACGGACGATTTCGGGAATGTGACATTCTACCTGGACGCGGGGACCAATTATTTCTGGCGGAAGAAGGCCGGGTACAACTTCACGAACCCGGACGCGGAGACAGTGACGTGAGAACTCAGGACGCTGATGAACGCTGATGAACGCTGGTGAACGCTGAAAAATCAGATGAACGCAGATAGAACATTTTAATTTTAAAGACGAGGTGAAGGATGACACAGACGGGAAGCGGGACGGGGACGGCGGCGAGCGGGGCGGCGACGGCGGCGGTCTATGCGACGGCGGCGGAGCTGCGGACGCAGATGGACAAGGACGGGACGACCGGCTCGGGGAGCGCGGCGAACCTGGACATAATCCTGGAGGGGGTGAGCAGAGGGATAGATCGGATGTTCAACCGGCCGGCGGGCTGGTTCACAGCGCTGGCGACCGCGGCGGCGCGGCTCTTCCCGGGGAGCGGGAAGGCGCACCAGCGGATCGACGAATGCATTGCGATCACGCTGGTGGAGGTGAAGGACAGCGTGAGCGACGACGATTACACAGAATGGGAGGCGACGGACTGGATCGCGTTCTCGGGCGATCCCCGCTTCCCGAACTTCAACGATCTGCCATACACCGGGCTGATCGTGGACCCGACCGGCGATCAATCGCTATTCACGGGCGGATTATTTTCGGGACTGAAGGGCTTCCGGCCAATCGAGCCGGCGGGGAGGATGGTTCCGACGGTGCGGGTGACGGCGAAATGGGGTTATGCGGAGGAATGTCCGCCGCTGATCAAGAGCGCGACGCTGGCGCTGGCGGCGAGGTGGTTCAAGCAGGGGCAGGGGGCGTGGGCGGACACACTGGCGAGCGCGGACTTCGGGGGGCTGATCTACCGGGCGCAGAACGCGGACATCCGCATGATGCTGAAGGAGACCAGGTATTGGCGGCCGGCAATGGGATAAAACTTTGGACGCGGATAAAAAAGGATTTTATTTTTGAAGGGAAAACGAGAAGATGCCGGTTGACGTGGATATCGAGGTAAAGGGGTTGATCGAAACGCAGCGGAACATGGAGCAGACCACAGCGAAGCTGCACGGGGCGCCGATGCTGGAGGCGATGCGCGATTCGACGCTGTACGTGCAGCGGGACGCGAAGATCAATGCGCCGGTGGACACGGGCATTCTGCGGGCGTCGATCACGCCGGAGGTGACGAGCCAGGGGACGGAGGTGATGGGGATCGTGGGCAGCAACGTGGTCTACGCGCCGATGCAGGAGCTGGGGACGAAGCCGTTCTGGCCGCCAGCGGCGGCGCTGGAGGTGTGGGCGAGAAGGCACGGGATGGATGCGTTCCTGGCGGCGCGGGCGATCTCGAGGAGAGGGCTGAAGGCGGTGAAGTTCTTACAGAACGCGTTCGAGACGAACCGGGAGAAGATCATGAGGAGATTGGAGAGGGGCGTGGAGGAGGCGATCAAGTGAAAAAACTTTGGACACGGATTTACACGGATGGCCGACAGGAAGTCGGACACGGATTTTATTCAGGAAAAAACGATGAATAGAAAGAGATCGAGTGAGCATGCCGACATTAACTGAGATTTGCAATGCGATCGAGACGACGCTGGGGGCGGCGGTGACGCACAGCCAGGCGTTCGACGAGATCACCGAGGCGATGACGGACGCGCCGATGCTGCAGGTGTATCCGGAGGAGGGGCTGATGGACGAGCGCGGGGGGAGCGACCGGAGGACGTTCAAGGGAGGGGTGCGGGTGGAGAGGATCACGATCTTCGCCGATTATTACGCCAAGCAGCGCGGGGCGGGGATCGGCGAGGAGATGGGCGTGCTGGTCCCGGGGATCGATGCGCTGATGGACATATTCAAGGCGCAGGACACGAAGCCGTATTTCGGGCTGGAGGGATTGGAGGCGTTCGGGGCGGTGAACTGGCGGCGGGTGATCTTCGAGTACGGCGAGGGGAAGTTCATCGGGGCGCGGTTCACGATCCCGGTGACGAGGTGGTAAACACGCCAGGTGAAAGCGAAGGATAAGGATGGCATTGTATCGAGCGCTGAATAATCTGGACGCGGGCAAGACGCAGATCGGGCGCGGGGAGATATTCGCGGGGGAGCGGATCGGCGACCACGTGTTGGAGCGGCTGTTGAAATTGGGACGCGTGGCGCTGGTCTCGGCGCCGCCGCTGGCGATGCTGCCGGATTGGGAGAAGCGGGCGGCGAAACTGAAGAAGATCGGGGTGACGACGGTGGAGGAATTCATCGCGGGGGAGGCCGGGGTGATGGCGAAGGCCTGCCTGGTCTCCGCGGAACGGATCGGGATGTGGAAGCTGGAGGTCCTGGAATGTCTGAAGGCGCCGGGAGAGCGCGGCAAGCGCAGGCGCTGAAGGAACTGCGCCGCCAGTCCTGGCGGCTGATGACTAAATGAGAGAGGTGAGAGATGGCTGAAAGCACGACAATCGTAAACGCATGCGACGTGGGGATCTGGCTGGACAATGCGTCCGGGACGCCGAAAGACATCGGCGGGGAGACGAACAAGGCCGAGCTGAAGATGACGAAGAACGTCAATCAGAAGCGGGTCTTTGGGAACCGCGGGCCGCGGCGGATGAGCTGCGGGGACGACTGGTCGGCGTCGCTGACGATCCTGTATTCGACGGCGACGGACGAGGCGCTCGACATCCTGCGGGATTGGGCGATCTCGGGCGAAGACGCGGCCCGCACGCTGGCGCTGTACGTGCCGGACAAGAACGTCGGCTCAGACCACTATTCGGGCGAGTTCATCCTGGCATCGCTGAACATCCCATTGGACGCCGAGGACGGCGGGCCGATCGAGGTGACCGCCGAGCTGCTGATCGACGGCGACATCGCTCATTCGAGTTTGGCGACGTAGGTTCACCCTCACCCCTGACCCCTCTCCCTTTCAGGGAGAGGGGAGAGAAAGGAGAATGACATGGCGATTCCGGAGAGGAAGCTGGAATTCAATGATTTCGACCCGGGCGAGCTGACGCTGGACGAGCTGGCGATGTTCGACCCGGAGGATGCGGGGATCGGGACGTTCAACAAGCTGCGCAAATTCCTGATCGATCATTCGAGCTGGACGGCGGCGGAAGTCGGGAAGATCAAGGCGAAGGAGCTGGAGAGCATCACGGGGCAGATCATGGAGGCGATCGAGCGCGTCGTCGTCCCTTTAGAGAGCTCCAGCAGCTCAAGGACTGGGCGCGGATCAACGGCAGCGCAGCGCCGCCCGGCTGGGCAATCTATTTCCGCTACGCAGAGAAATTCGGCTGCCATCCGCAGGACGTCCCGAAGGTCGTGACGGTGCAGGCGCTGTTCCGCTGGCTGATTCTGGAGAAGGCGACGCGCTCGCGCGAGATCTGGGAGCGGGTGGAGGCGGCGGAGAAGAAATCGGAGGTCCGCCTGGACAAAAACGAGCAGCGGCTGAAGCAATGGGCGATGGAGAAGGGGAAATATTGACGATGGACGGCGACAGGAGGTCGCTCGGACGATGGACGATGGGCGATCAGGAGGCTGAATGACCGATAGAACGATCGAGATCGTGATCCGGGGGAAGAACCTGAGCGGGGAGAGTTTCGAGCAGGTCAAGACCGATTTGGGGGAGGTGGGGCACGCGGTCGAGAAGACGTCGACGGCGATGGATTACGCGCTGGGGCAGATCGCCTACGATGCGGTCATCCGGATCTCGGATGCGATCGGGAATTTTGCGAGCGAGGCGGTCAACGCGGCGCAAACGTACGCCCAGCAGGTGGAGGACATCGCACGCCAGACCGGGACGACGGTGGAGGAGGGCAGCCGATTGATCCAGGTGGCGGACGATATGCGCGTCAGCGTCAGCGACTTGAGCAGCGCGCTGCGGATCTATTCGACGAAGCAGAAGGAGGCGGGGGCCTCGGCGCAGATCTCGACGGACCTGCTGGCGAAACTGAGCGACCAGTACCTGGCGCTCGAGCCGGGGATCCAGCGGACGAATTTCCTGATCGACAATTTCGGGCGGGGCGGGCTGGCGATGGCGAAGCTGCTCGAGCAGGGCAGCGAAAAAATGCGCGAGATGAACGCGGCGGTCTCGGACAATCTGATCCTGACAAAAGAATCAATAGCTGTAAGTGAAGGATATCGTCTAACAATTGATGAGTTACAGGATTCATGGTCAGGATTCAAAAATCAAATCGGTCTATCATTAATGGAAAATGAAACCTTCATGGAACAGATCGATAAATTAACCACTATTTTGGATGTATTTGCGAAATGGTTTGAAGTTCAGCCAGAAAAAACACAGACAGTCATCGCGGATTTTATAATACTTGGCGCAGTGATTGGGAAATTACTGCCGTTGCTGGTGGGATTGAAATTGCTGTTGGGCGGTCTGGGCGGCGCGGGCGTGGCCGGCGCGGCCGGCGCGCTGGCGGCGAAACTTTCGTTCCTGACCGCGTTCATCCACGGGAATTTGCTGATCGCGCTCGGGGCGGCGACCAAAGGGCTGATCGCTCTCGGGACTGCAATGACGACCACGGCCCTGGGGCCGATCGTTCTGTTAGCTGCGGCAATTGCCGGATTGGTGTTGGCGATCATTTTACTCGGGCCGGAGGCGAAGAAAACATTTTTGATGATTGCGGATATCATCGCGGCGAGCCTGAAAAGGGCCGGGTTCGAGCTGAAAAGATTTGCAAAGGAGATCGCCAATTGGTCGGCGCAACTTTTGAACAGCATCGGGGGCTGGTTCAAGCGGGTCGGGCGCGGGATTGTCGACGGGATCTGGAACGGGATCCAGGAGGGCTGGGAATGGCTGAAGACGCAGATCAGGAATGCGATCGACGACCTGCTCGAGACGTTCGACCTGAAACTGGAGATGGGCTCGCCGTCGAAAGTGTTCATGGAGCGCGGGCGGATGGCGGCGGCGGGCTTTGCGCTGGGGTTCGACCAGGCGCTGAGCCGGATGGCTGCGCCGGCGATGGCGGGCGCGGCCGCGTCGGGCGGTTTCGGCGGCGGGACGAGCAACCGCTACAGCGTCGGGACGATCCAGGTCAATAATCCGCTGACGCAGGGCGAGCGCAACTGGATCCGGCGCAATCAAGAGCGGACGGTGGAGCGGACGCTGGAGAGGATCCTGAAGTGAGCCTGGAATACAAGATCGGTTCGAGCCTGGGCGGGATGGCGACGCTGGCGAGCCTGGGGATCGATCTCCCGCAGCCGCTGCCGGTGCATCACGCCGAGCAAGTCGCGCTGGGCGACGGGACGCTGCGCGGGGTCGGCTGGCTGCAGTGCGAGTGGCGCTTCGACTGGATCCTGGACCTGGACTTAATCACGCTGCGGACGTTCTGTCCGGAGCCGGCGCTCTCGGCGACGGTCTGGATCAAGACGTTGAAGGCGAACGCGCAGATGGAGGTGTACACGGGGAAAATGTGGTGGCCAGCGGTCGAGCCGCCGCTGCAGGGGGATTATTACGAGGATTTCGTGATCACGTTCGTGGATCTGGAAAAGGTGACGGGGACATGAGAGCGTTGGAATGTTAAACGTTGGAAGGTTGGAACGTTAGAACGTTGGAACGTTAAAATATTGGAACGTTAGAACTTGGAACGGATTTGAAATGGCGAGAGCGGCGACGGCGGCAGAGTTAATTAAATTCCGGACGGACGGGCAGCGGGCGAACCGCAAGATCTTGATCGACGCGCCGACCGTGATCTACACGGCGCGGGCGACCGGGGCGGTGAGCCAGGCCGATTATTCGCTGGCGTTCGACGGGGCGAGCGGGACGCTGGCGGACTGCCTGCCGGACATGACGCTGCTGATCGGCTCGAGCGCCGGGGCGGCGGACGTGGGGATCGCCCGGCTGCGCAAAGCGCCGGCCGCCGGCATCTTCTACATCGGCGCGGACCCGTCGCTGGTAGTGGCCGACGACGATTATTTGACGGTGATCGACGATTTCGAGGTCTGCGCCCGGCACCCGTTCGGGATTTTTCTGGACGTCGACGATGCGAATACGGATGAATTTACGAGTTTCGCGCCGGTTCCGGTGATGGGCGACCCGGCGATCATCGACCCGGGCGACACGATCAGCTTCAACTCGTCAGATGCCTGGGTCCCGGGCTCGACGATCAGCGCGCACGCCTGGACTTTCACGGGCGCTTCGGCGTCGACCGGGACGAACACGGCGACGCCGACCGCCACGTACAACGCGGCCGGCAGGTACCGGGTGAAGTACGTCCCAACCGCCGCGAACGGGAAAACGAACACGGGCTATCGCTACGTTTACGCGCTGGGCGGGGCGATCGCGCCGGACGAATCGGCGGTGATCGACGAGCCGGAGTGCGACGACGACGGGGCCTGGACCTGCCGGGTGCTGATGTACGACCGCCCGGACGTCGTGAATTTGAGGCGGGCGATCATCTACACCGACGACCGCTACGGCGAGACGGACGGGGCGATCGGGCCGTTTGCGGGGCGTGAGAATATCACGCTGGCCGGGCGGATCATCGGCGAGAGCATCGTGCGGGCGCCGGGACAGGACACGGTCGAGTTCACGGTCGGGAACGAGCTGGCGCTGATGAAGCTGCTCGCCTGCCAGCAGGCCGGGCTGGTCGACACGAATTTTCCGACCGACGACGGCGCGGACCTGCCGGCCTGGGCGAAGATGACCGGGCTGACCGTGCAGAAAATGATCCATTATCTGATCGTGCACCGCTCGACGCTGATACGCGGCGTCGACGTGCGCTTCGAGACGGGGATCGACCTGACGGGCTGGGCCTGCCCGAAACTGTCCGCGGACAGCGAGCGGCTGGCCGAGCAGCTCCAGGACATCGCCGCCCACGCCGCGCTGACCGTGCGCTCCGATCGCTACGGCCGGATTTACGTCGAGCGTGACACGCAGCTCTACCCGGTCGCCGACCGGACCGCGGACATCCCGGTGGTGATGACGCTGACGGACGCCGACTGGCGCGACGAGCTGAGCGTGATCAAGCGGCAGAGCGGCGGGATCTCTTTGGCGACGGCGGAGGGCTATCTGTATCTCAACGGGGCGCTGACGCGGGTCGGCGGGATCAGCCCCGGGAATCAGCCGGCGCGCTACGGCGACGTGGAGGCGATCGACGAGGTTTATTTCGGGGCGCAGGCCGATGCGCTCGAGCTGGCCGGGCTGATGGCCGGGGCGCAGAACCAGGAGATCGAGGCGATCTTGGTCCCGCTGGCGGGCAACATCCGCCTGATCGACGTGGCGCCGCGGCAGTTCGTCAACGTGACGGTGGACGGGACGACTTATCGCTGCATCCCGCGCAACGTGCGGCTGCGCGAGGGCGGAGGCAATTTCATGTTCCCGGCGCTGGAGCTGGCGCCGGAGGGCGGGGAGTGGCCGAGCGTGGCGCTCACATATCAAAATGAGGGCGAGGAGCCGGTCGACGAGCCGGTCGAGCCGCCCGACGTCCCGCCCGAGCCTCCGGACGGGCCTCCGGAGGAGCCGCCCGAGCCGGGCGAAGCCGATGCGGTGGCAGCGACGAGCGCGGACG